GGAGATCTGCACAAATTTCAGCTAAATCTTGTGTAGATAATCCACCATTATTACTAGTTTTTACTGTTACGTTATTAATTGTCGCTGTTCCTGTTAAAAACATATATTCCTCTAAAAGTTAGTAAAGTATTTACTGTTTCTATATACATCTGCTTTTAACTTTCCGTTTGCTAACGTAACTAAAGTTTGCATATACTCTCCAAATTTTTCTTTATACTCTTTCATCATGTTAGGCTCTCCTTTTAAAAAGGTGTACGCTTCTATTAGAGCACCATAAAGTAAAACTTGGTCGAAGTTATCCCCTAAATAAGAGGTATTAGCAGTTACAATAGTTTCTGGATAATAGTAATAATGAAGTTCTACAGAAAAATTGCTATTAGGCGTTGGGCCTAATATAAACGTATCTTCATCAAATATAGCATAATACTTAGGTAAAGCCACATAAGCTGGGTCTGGATAATTCTGTCTTATAAAACTAACATCTTTTGGTAATAAAAATTCATAAGTACCATCTGCTTGTATAATCGCTATCTCAAAGACAGCTAAAAAATCACTAGGTGAAGATAAATATTTATTAGATGAAGTAGTATTTGCGGTTACGTTTTTTCTTAAAGCAGGTAATCTAACACTATTGTAAATAAACCTTTCTGCGTTTTTTACAAACGTAGGTATAGAATTTACAAAAGTATCTTCATCATTTTCTGTATAATTTTTAATTGCTTCAGTTAGTTCTGTATAGTTCATGATATTTCCACGGTTACTGTTCCTACATCTGACTGCATTTCTAAATTATAAACTGGATTATAGCCCCAATATATATTTCGAGAGTCAAACAACCCGCTTTCTTTGCGGGGATGACGAAGTGCTTGAGCATCAAACACGTTTAAGTCTCCTATTTTATATTGTGGGTGGTCAGTTTCAAAACATTCTGGACAAACTCTTATTGCGGTTATTTTTTTATTTATGACTAAAGGTTTTAATTCATGATACTTATATCTTTGCCCACACCTATCACAATGTGCGTTTGCGTGTTTTCCAGATGCAAACTTAGACATCTTTACACCGAATAAGTCTGTGGAACAAACCTTTCAGAAGATTTTTCTCTATCTTCTTGAGCAGCAAGTGTCCATTGTTCTTCATAATCTTGTTTTAATCTTGGTATTCTAGCTTCAGCTTCAGGTCTTTTTGAAGCGATTTGATAGGCTAAACCAGCTATTAAACAAGGAATAAATCTAAAAGGAATATCAAAGGTAAGCTGTCCTGTGTTGCCCACATCTTGAATACGCCGCAAACGCCAATAGCGTAAGGTATATGTCGTAGAACTATCAGGTACAGGCCACACGTAAAAACGAGGTGTGTTTTGACGGTCAATCCAAATCTGAACAGGCTTTCCTGATTGTTGTTTATTAGGTATTCCAGCATAATCGCTAACACTCATCCTAGATATATTTATGTCTTGGTTTTGCCCTCCAGATGTAGTTCTTATAACTTGCTCTAATAAATCTATTGTGTCAGCAGGTAAATTGTATTCTGCTGTTCCTGAACTTAAAACCACAGAGCCTTCTTCTATCGTCCATAAATTAACGCCTCTGTTTGCCCATTCTATAGAAATTAAATTTAAACTACGTCTAGCTGTTTTTACATCATAGCCAGATTTCACTTCTAAACCAGCTTTCTCATAAGCCTCTTCTATAATTTCACTTATGTCTGGATTAAATGTAGCTGTATTTGAAGTAGTCATTTATTATCAATACTCCTAATAGTATTCATACAGACCATGACCTATGGGTCTTTTTCGTTTTTCCCGTTCCTCTTCAGCTTTCGCTTCAGCATCCATTTCTCCTTGTATGCTAGAAAGACGATTTTGACCAAATAATGATGCAGATTGGGGTAACTGAGGATAAAATGGAGAATAACCACCATAAAATGGATTCATTCCGCCACCAAATGGATTAGCCATAGGATTTCCGTACATATAATTATATCTAGGTTGATAAGCCGTATCATATGCAGAAGGTTGTTGAGGCGTAACACCGCCCATATCTTGAGGCATAGCACCAGCCATACCCATACCAGCCATACCCATTGTACCTAAACCTCCCATAGGCGGCTTCATGCCTGAACCTGATGAAGGTTGATTTACTGGATTAGAAGAATCAAAGTTGGGAGAACCGTATGCTCCACTTGGTGGTTGTCCACCACCCATTTGTCCACCACCTGCCATATTAGCCTCTCTTATTTTTTAGGTTTTCTTACAGCTTTACCTTTCGCCATTTTCATAACAGCCTTACCTTTTGCCATTTTCATAACAGAACCGCCTTTTACTTTTTTACCACCAGACAATTTCATAACAGCCTTACCTTTCGCCATTTTCATAACGGCTTTACCCTTTGACATCCTCATAACTCCTCCTTTTCTGGCTTTATTAACGCCTCTGCCCTCTAAGACATCAGCATAAGTTATTTTACCATCTCCAGTTAAATCAGTTAATTTCTTTTTAGATTTAGGTGTTGCCATAGTAGTCTTCTTCATCTGACTTCTTCCTATCGCCATCTTCATCCTCTCGGTATAAATTATCAAAAGTTACGTCTGCATCCATATATGAATCATCTTGCTCTGCACAATGCGTAAATTGTGTCGGTCTAAAGTCAGGAGCACCTTCTCCAGTTACCCACAAAGCAGGACTAGTAACTCTTACCCTGTTATTAGGTAATGCTACCATGTTACCTTTCCATTGACCATCAGTTAGCACCATAACGTGACTCTGTTTGTGTTGGGCTGGACAGTCTGCAATTTCGCTCTCGGTGTAGTCCACGGTAAATAAGTATCTTGCTGTGTGAAACTCACCTGCAATTTTTGCAATCCAGGGGCTAGGTTTACACCTGTCAAGGGACACAATAGAGTGGTGGTGCGAGGGGCAATCCCACGGTTGTGCAAGGTGTGTCTCCATTCTAGGTGGCATTTCGTCATCAATTGGGATGTCGCCACATAAGGCTGTGAGGGGCATACGTGCCCACATTGCTCCACCGTGCGGGTTGTCTTCTCCCTCTTCTGCTTCGCATCCTGTAAAGATGATTTGAAAGCTGAGGCATCTGTCTGGCATTGTTGTAACTGCGATTGCCAAACCATGTACGAACTCCCCGTGATATTTTTCGTGTCCATGTGTAAATTCTTTTCTAACCCAAACTTTAGTATATGGAATGTTGCTTATTAAATAAGCCACTAAACAAGTCTTCCTTTTGTAAATCCTTTTACGGCTCTTCCATCACTAAATCTTGTTTTTACATTAGAAGTACCTTTCACTTTATTTGACCCCATTTTGAAAGTTGATTTGTTACTAGGCATATTAACTTTCTTTTTAACTTTAGGCTTTTTAAGTGCTGTAGCATAGTCAGAAGTCATTTTATAAGTTGAAGAAGAACCTGCATTTTTTGCTTTACGCTTGTCTTCTTTAGTTAAAACCTTTTTTGGTTTATCAGCTTTAGTTTTAGCTTTACCATAATAACTACTACTTGCGTCCCTAGCTTTTTCCGCCATAGGTCTTTTTTTCTTTGTAAAATAACTACTGCTTGGTTGTTTATTATAGCTACTCATTTTACTTCCCCCAAAAAAATTGTTGAATCATAATTAAAAATGCCGTTACGGCACTACCTGCACCTGCTGCCCACATGAGTGTTTTCCACCCACCCTTAGCCTCTGATAATACAGCATGAATCTCTATCAAAGACTTTTTAATTTCTTCTATATCTGACTTCATTTCGTCCATATCTTTTTGCATATGTTTTATCTCGTTGCCTTGGACAGCAACTTTACTATTTATATCTTTGCCAAAAACTCTCTGTATATCTTCTTTTTCCATTTTATCACCTTGAAAAGCAGTAACCGTATCTATTAACATTTCCATCTTCTTCTTGCTTGTCGTAAACGACTGTTTGGGTCTTTAGCCGCTTTTGGAAATTGTCTCATTTGTCCCGCAGACCTTGCACAAAACGATTTACGTCTTTTTGCGTCTTTAGAACCTTTTTTAACTTTACCTGTTACGGCTGTTTTTAATTTAGAACCAGGATTAGCCCTACGATATGCGGCTACACCTTTTTTAGTCATACCCGCACCGCTTTTGGTTTTACGAAAATTACCAGACTTAACAGAAGTTTTGATTCCCATACCTTTACGTTTTGTAGCCATTATCTTTGCACAAATATGTTTACTGAATTAGGCATTACATGGTCTGCTTGCCCCTTTGTAAAAGCAATAGTAGTTCCATTAGATGAAAATATAGGAAAGTCAAACTTTATAACCATAGGGTTAGAAGCCTTTTGTAGTTCTCCAGGTGACCGACTAATAGTAAAAGACCAAATAGCAGAATTATTTACAGCAGAACCTGAACTCTCCGTTCTTGACTCATCATTTGTTTGCAAAGCAATTGCAAGATTATTGGAGTCTAAATCTAACTCAAAAAATAACCCAAAAAACCTAGATGGTTTATCTACATCGTCACTAAAAAAATGTGAGTTTGAGGCTACATTTACTAAGGGAAGGTTGATTATTTCCATATTACCCTTCGTAGAAAATAGTTACACTTCCTGTTTTAAAGGTACTATCTGCACTTTTTACTAAAAGTCCTATTCCATTATCAAATAAAACACCATCACCGGGTATTGATAATTGAAACGGCCCTCCTGAACCATTTGAGTCAGATATTATATTAAAAACAGAACCAGAACCGCCTGCTGAACCATTTAAAAAAGTTATCTGACAAGTAGGCCCAGAAAGTAAGACACTTCTTAGTCTAGTTCTTTGCCCTACAGGTACAAGCTGTGCTGTTTCTGCTGAATTAAGGCCACTGGAATTACTAGCTGATTTAACATCTCCCATGAACTACTCCTTATGAAAGGTTGTTGTTCTGAATATATAAGACTGTTACTGTAGCCGCACCTGTTGTACCGTCACCGTTTGCCCCAGTAAAAGTATAACTAACAGATAAATCAGAAGAACCTACGTCAGTTCCTTCAGCACCTATAGTTCCACGAGTTGTCCCTACAGCCTTTACGTTAGTAGCCGCAAGAAACTCATCATCATCTGTACCTGTACCGATTTTAACAGTCGCTGCACCGCCATCATTACTAACTGTAGATACGTTTAAAATAACGTCTATAATTTGTGAATTAGCGGGTACTGTAGCTACAGTAGCACTATTGGTTGCACCAATAATATCAATTACTGCTGACTGAGCCATTACTACTGAACCTACGTTTACTGAAGACCCTTCTTTAACTGTTCCAGCTTTAATTGGGCCTGAAAATGTCGTTGATGCCATTTTTATCTCCGTGTATTAGCACTCGTCATACAATCTCTAATATGTCTGCTAGGTCAGTATGTATGACTAATTAACCCTAGTTATTTTTTAACTGTATCTTTAAACCAATTATAAGGCTTTTCAGAATAATCTACCACTTTTTTTGCTATTGCTGTATTAGCGTCAATTATACCTTTGGTAAGTTTAATACAAGAATCTGTAAATTTAAAAAACAAATCCATTTTAATCTCCAAAAATGAGTGAGGGGGCATAAAGCCCCCTACCCGATTAAGCTCCTGGTGAGCCAAACATTCCCAATGGGTCAGAGAATCCGAAAGAATATCTCTCACGAGCCTTGTAACGGACGTTACCTGTTTCAAAGTCACCGTCCATTGACGTAGCCATCGGAGCACGAACAAAATGCTTCAATCCGTTTGGTATGTCAGTTGTTAAAAAGAAAGCATCTGTATCTGTTAGATAATGGTTAATTGTGTACCCTTCTGGAATTGCTCCATTAGTAGAAAGGGCGTTAACATCATTATCGGCAGTACCGACTCTTTTTTCCGTTTCTAAAATTCGTGTTGCCACAAACTGTAGAGCAGGAGGTATGATTAACTTTCTTGGTCTAGCTGCGATTAACAAACCACGCTCGTCTGTCCAAGCTGCAATTTGAATTACTGCATCTTCGAGAGATGTTTCATTCAAGTCTGCATTTGTAGCAAAACGATTGCTGTTTGTCCCTCCGCTAACTAGTGGGTGGTCTGTAGCAAATAAAGCCTTGCCATCACCGCCTTTAAAGTTAGAATCAAAACCATTATTTAACGTAGAAGCCGCTTTTACTTGTTTAGTATAAGCCATAGCTCTAGCTAACGATTTTGTGTAGCGAGTTGAAAGACTATCATAAAGATTGTCCTCTACTGCTTCTTCTGTAATCGCAAAGCCGAGTGCTACAGTTTCGTGTGTATACCTTGAAGTGAAAGCCTCTTGTGCTGTATCAAATTCTACAGCTGCACCTTCTGATTTAGTTGGAGCAGTACCGAATCCAGACAACTTAACTTCTTCTTCAAATGACCTATCTGAAGTTTCTGTCTCGTATATCTCTTTATGCTCTTCACCATAACGTGCGTACTCCATACCATATAAAGCGTTTAAGCCAGGTAGGAGTTCTTTAAGTAATTGTGCTCTTGAAATAGCCATTTAAAGTCTCCTTAAATACCAAGTGAGTTAGTGTACGAATGTACGCCAACATTAAATTTAACAAGAAATTCAGGGTAAGCGTGTCCCTCAGTGCCTCTAACTACATCAACAACTCTCATTGCTAAAGTAGAAGTAACGGCTAAAGAACCACCATTAGAACCTACCACAAGATTTACACCTGAATTACCTGTTGCGGTACTACCTGAACTAAAGTTACCTAGTGCTGCATTTTTACCAATTGCTTTAGGGAATCCTGAACCGTTAGTTCCACTATTAAGTGTACCCAAAGCAGCACCTCCAACAACCTTAAAGATTTGGCCTGGTTCATCATTTACAAAAACATGAACGTCCTCAAACCCACTGTTGACTGCATTAGCTGGTAAATACTGAGCAAATTGTAACTGTCCACTGGCATCAATATACCTACAACCCACCATAACACCCATTACTCCAGCTACAGCATCAGCAGCAGTTGCGGGTATTTTAATAGCAGTAGGCGTAGCTGTCCTAGCCACAGGCAGTCCAGCATTAGTTAAAGCTATAATATCGCCATTGAACATAGCGGCAGAGTTATTGGAAGCAACTTTGTACTCCCTTCTAGCCCCGCCATTATATGGTCTTCCACCTATCAAATTGACAGGTCTTAAACCAAAAAAAGAAGCGGTTGTCGCCATTTTCTATCTCCTAAAATTTAATTAACCTTTTCCAAAACTAACCTTCGTATTTTTTTCAGAAAACTTAGTCATACGAGGGTCGTTTTCTCTCATCCAATTATTATCCACAGACTCTAATTGCTTACGATTGTTCTCTTTGTAGTAGTTATCTCTTGACTCTTTTATTTCCGTTGGAATCTTACAAAGAATCAAACCACCTACTTCAATAAGACCTGAGTTCGTAGCGTCAGGGTCAATAGACATTAACAAGTCCTTATGGTCTTCTGCTCTACAAAACTCCCAACCTTCTCTCCGTTTCTTAGAAACATTGGTAGGGTCAGATGTTCCGAGAATAGATTTCCTAATCCATCTAAAAGTCCATCCATCTTCTGGCTGCGGTACGGGTAAGGTATTCGCAGGTTTCCAAGGTTCGTTTCTCTTAGACTGTTCTCTTGTGTTTAATTCACGACTTATCTTTTGATTAGCCATTATTTTGCTCCAATTTAACGAGTTCACGGGCATATTGCTCTTTAGATATTCCTAATCTTCTAGCAATACGTTCTTGAGTTGCAGTTAAAGTTACCTTTACTTTTCCGTTAGCTGTTCGCTTTACAGGAGCTACTACGGTATTTTGTGGTTTAGCATTTGAAGGTTTTGTCCCCCCACGTTCTGCAAACTTGTCAGGGAATGTTTCCCTCATAGCACGGTCAATTGCCGTGTAGTAAACCTCTGGCTCAACCCTTGGGTCTATGCCTTTTGCGACTAATTCGTCGTGTACACCATACGCATAACCTGTCATGCGTCTGTCTTTATCAGGCCCGAACCACCAATCATTTTTTTCTACCCAATTAATTGTATCTTTATCAGGCTTTACTTTAACTGGTTCTTCAGGTTTATCTTCAGATGATATAACAGGTGTTTCTTCTTTGTCAACAGGTCTAGGAACAAAGTTTTCATATTGTTTCTGTTCCAAAGTTGCGGTTGTTAATGCCTGTTGAGCCATAGCCATAGCTTCAGAATCCCCAGCTTCGTGGGCATCTTTATACATTTTCTTAGCGTGAGCTATATTTTGTTCAGCATTTTGTTTAAATTTACCAACAACATACTTTTCGCCTTCAGCATAATTCTGTTGTAGTTGTCGTTTTTCATCTAATAGCTTTTTTGTGAGAGCTGCTAGTTCATCACGCTCTCTAGCTATCCTTTCTTTTTCTCTACGTTCGTCGTGTCTTGCGTGTGTTAGTTGCTGAACTCTCTTTTGTACACCCTCAGAATATTCATTTAATTCGTCCTCAGTTGGTTCTGGGTCGCCTTTAAACTTTTTTCTGTTTTGGTCTTCTTTAGGAGTATCGTCAACAACCTCTATTTCTGGTGTATCTTCTTCTGGTATACCGACTGGTTGTTCGCTAATTGGTACTTCTTTTTGAATTTCTTGATTTTCCATCGCACTCTCCAAGTGTTAAGCTCGTGTATAACCACGAGGGTCTTCAACGATTCCTTCTACAGAATCATCATTTATAAATCTAAACTCCTTACCATGCACCTTAAATCTAGTGCCCGAATAAGCTCTAAATAAAACAAAATCTCCTTTTTTACACCATGCACCTTGTGGAAACTTAGCTTCATCTTTATAACAGTCTGGGCCTAATTCTATAACAAATCCAACAATAGTTGACAATTCTTCTGTACTTTTTGTTGTATCAGCTTTTATTAACCCAGAATCATACTTATCTTCTACTTCTGGTAACGCAATCAATATTTTATAACCAACAGGTTTAGGCAATTGAGTAGCCTTCTTATCTTGGTCTTCTTTCATCTTCGTCCTTATCTAATTTATCAAGCAGGTCTTTAAATCCCCGTTTAGCAGCAGTTATACCGTCCATATAACCAACCGAATAGCGGTAGTCTTCAATATTTTTACAACTACCCGTAATTACTACGTCTTTTTTTAAGTTTTCCTCCTCTTCTAAGTATTTTAAAAAATGTTCTGCGAAACTATGAAACACGTTTTTTAGTCCTTTTCTTTTTAATAGTTGCTACGTTAGTAGGTTTACCACCAGGATTTCCAGCGGCTCTTTTTCTTTGTACCGCAGACTTTTTTTGTGCTGAAGTCATTGTATTGGCTTTTGCTCTTGGCACACATTTCGGATAGCCACGTTTGCTCGTTTTTGTCGATTTGCGTCCACAGGCTTGATATTTTCCCTTTTTTTTAGGAGCACCTATATCGACCCAATCTCCCTTAGAGCCTTTACCGAACCATTCTTTAAGAGACATAGTAAACTACCCAAATAACAGGCACTACAAAAATTATAAAAAACATAACAAGTCCCATTAAGCATACCCTCCGCCTCTTGACTTATATGTTTTGACTAACCAACCGTTAGCGTAAGCCGAAGGATATACCTTGAACTTACGCTTTGCTTCAGCTTTTACTCTAGCGTACAAAGCTGGGTTTGTTGGTTTAGAACCTGATTTTTTCTTAGTCTTTTTCTTAATTGCCACTTTGTCTTCCTTTCGTTCCTTCAGAAACCATTTTAGCTCCCAACTTAGCTCCTTCTAAGCCTTGTTGTAATGTAGCTTTCTTATTGTCCATCGTAATTTTAGCCCCAAGTTTAGCTCCTTCAGTTCTTTCCTGACTAGCTAATCTCTGAGACTCTAGTTCTTTCTTGGTGTTTTGCTCCATCATTCTCACGTTCATAGTATCTTCGTGGATTTGTTTCTTCAAATCTAATTCCTTAGACTTCAAGCCAAGCTCTTCTTTCTGTATTTGTAGAACAGGGTCTTGAGCTTTCTGCTGTGCTTGTTGTTGAGCCTGTTGAGCTTGGTTCTTTTGTAACAATTTATCACTAGCTTTAGAGATTACCCCTGCAAGATTAAACTCGACCTCTGCTGGCAACGCCTTCTCTGGGTCAGGTAACGGTACTCCTGCTAATTTCTCTATTTCGTTTCTATATGCGTAAGCTGTATGTTCCGCAACGTGAGCGTGTAAAGCGTTCATAATTAAAGATGCTTTTGGATTTTGCCCTATCAACATAGCTATTTTTGGGTCTTTCATAGCATTTAAGTGTGCAGTTATATGAGCCTCATGGTCTTGGTAAGCAAATACTTTTACTGGCTTGCTCATTAGAATATTCATATTCTCTGTTACAGGGTCAGCAGGTTTTTGTTCTTTCGCACTAGGTACTAACTTATCAATGTTCTTTAA